TCTTACCGTTAAGCCCAGCAATGAACTTCTGTGCTGCACTCTTAACGGTAAGAACATCTGTGGTAAGTGTGTTAAACATGCTACAAAGCGAATGAAGGAGAGCGAACATGGCAATGAGTGATGGAGGCAAGGGAAGTTCCCCTCGCCCTTTCTCGGTGAGCAATGAGGACTATGCAAACCGATGGGATGCTATCTTTCAACGGGATAAGCTGAAGGAAGAACCCATTGGCAAGGCTTTGGAAGAGGAACCGTTGAAGGAGGACGATAATGATTAACGCAGAGCAGTTAATCGTAGGGGCTACAGGCGTGGGATACCTGATCGTAGGTGTGCTACAATGGAGCAAGGGAGAGATCTCTAACGGGATGGTGTGGCTAGGTTATAGTTTTGCACAGGTGGGCTTATGGTTAAATCTGAAGTGAGAGAATCACGGGAAGTGATCTTAAAAGAGAAAGTTAAAGAGTTGTTTAACACATACTTTAACTACGTGGAAGAATCTGATGGCGGTTATTTGTTTCATCCTATCGCTGTTGGGTGCTGCCGAGTAATGAAAATGGAGGCTTTAGGTAAGCTGTTGACAGAGATACGAGAGCTGTCTGGCGCTAATCCTGATCCTCTTGAAAGGAAATAAAATGAGTCAACTGACAGCTATTGACGTTCTTAAAGTAATTATAAAGCAAGCGCAACAGGCGCGGGAAAACGGAGAATCAGATATGCGTAGTATCCAATGGGTAGCTAGTTATCTAATCAGATGCGTTGAGGAAGGTAAGGATCGGGATATGACTATTTCAGAATTTGAGGAAGAAAACGATGCCTGACATTTCAATGTGCGAGGGAGGTAAGTGCCCTCAAAAGCATACGTGCTACCGCCACACAGCCTTTCCAAATGAGTACCGACAATCTTACTTTGTAACGCCTCCTTATCAGATGGATGGATGCCCTTATTACTGGAAAATGGAAGAACACGATTATGCGGATCGTACTGGATTGCGAAACAAACCTAGCACACGACAAGATACACCTAGTCGTAACTAAAGACATTGACACTGGAGAAGTACGTAAATGGAAAGCAGCAACTGGCCTAAACGACTATCTAAGCAAGGCTACGCTCTTGATCGGCCACAACATTATCGGATTCGATGCTCCGACCCTGAATCGTACTTGGCAGACGAAGATTCGTTTGAAGAACGTATACGACACACTCATAGTAAGTCGTCTACTCGACCCGAGCCGCGAGAACGGACACAGTCTCGAAGCGTGGGGACAGACACTTGGCTTTCACAAGATTGACTATGCAAAAGTTTGGACGTGGCTTATGGGCCGCAATCAAGAGTATTCTGGTGAATGTTTCGATCTTCCTCATCACGGGCTTCTTGATGACTACTGTGTACGTGATGTGGAAGTAACTGCTAAACTGTATCTCAAACTGACAAATGAGTTGAATGAGAAACAGTTTAGTCAGGACTCGGTAGACCTCGAACATCGTGTAGCAGCTATCATTTCGGAGCAAGAACGTAATGGATTCAAACTTGACCAAATCTACACCCAAGTGTTACTTACTGACATCAAGTCAAAAGTGGCAGCAATATATGAGCGAATGCAACAGAGATGGCCTCCTGTCACTGTTGAGCGATACTCTGACAAAACAGGAAAGCGACTCAAGGACAGCGTGGTTACTTTCAACCCCGGATCACGACAGCAGATTGGAGAACGACTGAAGGAACTTGGGTGGAAGCCTAAGGAGTTTACTGAGACAGGTATTCCTAAGATTGACGAGACTGTGTTGGCAGGCATCAAGATACCAGAGGCTCAGGTCATTGCTGAGTATCTGATGCTGAATAAACGTATCAGTCAGATCGAGTCATGGATGGAAGCTGTGGGTAAGGACGGTAGAGTTCATGGTAAAGTTATTACCAACGGCGCCGTGACAGGTCGGATGACACACTCTGGCCCTAACATGGCTCAAGTTCCAGCAGTACGCAAAAACGATAAAGGTGTCATCTTAGAGGGCCTAGCCGGAGGATACGGCGTTGAGTGCCGTGAATGCTGGACTGTTGAAGAAGGTAATGTGTTGGTAGGGTGCGATGCTTCAGGGCTGGAGCTTCGTATGTTGGCTCACTATATGAAGGATGAAGATTATGTCAGAACTGTCTGTGAGGGATCATCTAAAGATGGAACAGATGTTCATTCAGTTAACCAAAGAGCAGCAGGACTCGCTACTCGGGATCTTGCAAAAACTTTTGCGTATGCCTACCTTTATGGCGCGGGAGATGCGAAGATTGGTAGCATTGTTGGAGGAAGCGCAAGAGACGGAGCAAAGCTCAAAGCTAAGTTCCTTTCATCACTTCCCGCTCTTTCCCGGCTCATCGCAACAGTGTCTAAGTACGCAGCAAAAGGATGGGTTCCCGGACTTGATGGGAGACGTATTTGGGTTCGATCAGAACACGCTGCCCTCAATTCACTACTGCAAGGCGCTGGAGCAGTCGTTATGAAGAAGGCTCTTGTGATTTTTGACGACAAACGTAAGGCTAACAAATGGCCTGTGAAGTATGTCGCCAATGTCCACGATGAGGCTCAACTTGAATGCCCTAAAGATATTGCTGAAGAGGTCGGTAAAGCCTTTAAACAGAGTATAATTGAGGCAGGGGAAACGTATAGCCTACGTTGTCCTTTGGGTGGGGAGTACAAGATCGGTGCTAACTGGAGACAGACTCACTGATCTGATAAAATAATTGTAACAGTGCTTGACAGGACGTTAAATGCTGCTATAATAATAGGTAAGCGAGTGTGTTGGAACTGGAATACAAACGGAGCTTAAACCTCTGTGCCGAAAGGCTTAAGGGTTCGAATCCCTTCACTCGCACCAACAATGACAGATCGGAAAGACGGTCACTTTCATAACATTTAAAGGAAATTCAAATGGACAACAAACCTGTCAAAGTCTCTGGTCAACTCTTCTGGGCTAACTGGATGAAAGAGTTCAACACCAAGTTCAATGAGGACAACACCAAGTACGAATGTACACTGGGTATGCTCTCTGACAAGGCTTGTGAGGCTCTGAAGGAACAAGGGATCATGATTAAGAACAAGGACACAATGGGTAACTACATTGTTGGTAAGTCCAAGTTTGTGTTTGAGCCCGTGGACGCTGAAGGTAATCCAGTGGCGATTGAGAAGATTGGTAACGGCACTAAGGTGACAGCTCTGGTAGGCTCCTATCGCCACAAGATGAGTGCCAAGTACGGTGCTGCTCCTTCAATCAGTAAGTTGATTGTGACTGATTTGGTTGTCTACGGCGAAGACGTTGACGGCGACGATGACGACATCCTCTAAGCAGGAACCTAAGATTGCATTAGTTGATGCTGACTTTCTTGTCTATCGTATTGGGTTCAGTACGGAAGACGAACCAGTTGGCATCGCTAAGGCACGATTAACGGAATGGCTAGAAGACTTTATCTACATCAATCTCAAGGCTGACCACTATCTAGCTTGGATTACAGGTAAATCTAACTTCCGTTATGACATCGCCAAGACAGTCCCTTACAAAGGCAACCGTAAAAATGCAGTCAAGCCTAAGCACTACGATGCCTTACGAGAGCATCTAGTCAAGCGCCATGATGCTATCCTGACGGTAGGTGAGGAAGCTGATGATACCGTAGCCATTGACTCTACTAAGCTCTTGGATGAGTGCTGGATCGTGCATGTGGATAAGGACTTGGATCAGCTTCAAGGGTGGCATTACAATCCTGTAAAGGATGAGAGATACTATGTCGATGATTTTAACGCCTACAAGTCTTTTATCACGCAACTACTTACGGGGGATCGGACGGACAACATCCCCTGCTTGGCGGGTATTGGCCCTAAAAAGGCTGAGAAAGTTATCAAAGACGCGAAGACTAAAGAAGAACTACTTAAAGCAGCGTGGTCAAAGTATGAAGAACTGGGGCATACGATGGAATACTTTACAGAGCAAGGCCGATTACTTTGGCTGAGACGTTATGAGGGACAGATATGGCAACCGCCAAACAAGTTGCAATTAAGTACGGATTTCGCAGCGGACTCGAAGAAAGAGTAGCTGAACAACTGGATCAGTTAGGAGTGTCTTATACGTATGAGAAGCTTAAGTTGAAGTATATTCGACCTGCTTCTGAGCATATCTACACACCTGATTTTGTTTTAGCTAATGGCATCATCGTAGAGACTAAGGGAAGATTCTTAGCCGCTGATCGTATGAAGCACATTATGGTTAAGAAACATAATCCAGAGTTAGACATTAGATTTGTATTCAGTAATTCCAATGCCAAGATTAGTAAAGCGTCTAAGACAACGTATGCTATGTGGTGCAGAAAGAATGGCTATAAGTTTGCTGATAAGACTATTCCTGAGGAGTGGATCAATGAACGGAGTAAATGTACATGAGTGATGTAGAAAAGTTCTACGAATCAGCACGTAAGCATTTCCCTAATGCTAAACCTTGGGGTAAACTTAATCAGTTTGAACAGATGCAGGTTGTGCAGGGTATCAATTTAATCTTGAGGGTGATTACAGATGGAAGTTAATCTGATAAAAGAGAATGCAGACGGTAGCGCAAGCTATGCCTTTGACTTGACAGCGGAAGAGGCAGCATCTCTTCTTCGTCACGGCATCCTAGAGGCTATCAAAGCAGGTATTCGTGAGGGTGATCTATTGAAAGTAGAGGGTGAAGATGTCAGCAGTTAAAGTAATCTGGTCAACCCCTGAAGGTGAAGACCTAATCGCTTACATGGCCCGGGTGTCAGCACCTGAGAATCAGGACAACAAAGAGACTGGGCCTAAGCTTGTTAAGTATCTTATCAAGCACAAGCACTGGAGTCCTCTTGAGATGGTGAACGTGTGTATGGAGATTGAGACGACCCGTGACATTGCCCGACAGATTCTACGACACCGTAGCTTCAGCTTCCAAGAGTTTTCTCAGCGGTACGCTGTAGCTCAAGACTTCGAGTTGTCTGAGGTACGTATGCAGGACAATAAGAACCGACAGAACAGCCTAGAAACAGATGACTTGTATTTGAATAACTGGTGGAATGCTGCCCAAGTTCGGGTACAATGTGAGGCTGAGTTGATGTATAAGTCTGCTCTTGAGAAGGGTATTGCTAAGGAGCAAGCCCGTAAGTTGCTGCCTGAAGGATTGACGATGAGTCGCATGTACATGAACGGCACACTGCGTAGCTGGCTTCACTATGTGGATATTCGCTGTGATGTGGCTACGCAGAAGGAACACCGGGATGTTGCTTTGAAGTGTCGTGATGAACTGACTAAATTGTTTCCTAATGTAATGGAGGTTATGAATGCTGATTGAAGAATACCAAGAACTAGCTTTTAAGACAGCACTAGAGACTGCTAAGAACCCTGCTTACATGATTGCTAACTTGACCGCTGAAGCTGGTGAAGTTGCAGGTAAGTATGCCAAATGGATTCGTGATGGTGTCTTGGACGAAGAAGGAATGCAAAAGGAAGCTGGTGATGTGCTCTGGCAGATCGCTGGTCTATCTACTGTAATGGGCTGGAGCTTGGCTGATATTGCTCGTCAGAACCTTCAGAAACTTGCAGCACGTAAACTTAACAATACCCTCACAGGGGCAGGAGATTCTCGATGATTGACCACGATGAAATTATGCAAACATACGGCTTTAGCTACATGGACTGTAATGGCAAAGTCTACGAGAAAGTCATCCATAATCCTGAGCCTTCTTGGCACTCATGCATGGATGACTATGTGAAGTTCTTGGAATCAGTGTTCGGCTATGCTATTAAGTCTCAAGTGCGGCTGGAAGAACCTAAATGGCTAGAGCTTATGTATGAGCACCATCTTGACTACCTTGATCCCTGGACTGGTGAGTACTTTGTTAAGGACGCTGAAGAATGAGGATTCTCTGTATTCCAGACACACAATGTAAACCAGATACCCCTACCGAGCATCTTGAATGGGCAGGTAAGGCTATCTGTGATTACCGCCCTGACGTAGTTGTGCATCTAGGGGATCATTGGGATTTCCCTAGTTTGAGTAGTCACGATAAAGCAGGGAGTAAGTACTTTGAAGGTAAACGCTATCTCGCTGATGTGGAAGCAGGAAACAAAGGCATGGATGTATTGTTAGCTCCGTTAAAGGCGATGCAGAAGACTCAGAAGGAGACCAAGCACAAGGTATACAAACCTCGTATGATCTTCCTAAAAGGAAATCACTGCAATCGTTTGACAAGAGCTATTAATAATAATCCGATGCTAGAGGGTCTTATGACCTATGAACATTTGAACTTGAAAGATTGGGAAGTTCATGAGTTCCTCAAGCCGGTATTCATCAAGGGGGTTGGTTTTAGCCACTATTGGCCTGTTGGCGCAATGGGTCGTCCTGCTGGAACTGCTAGTGCTATCATCAACAAGCTGCACATGAGCTGCGTCGCAGGACATCAACAAGGTAAACAGATCGCTTACGGTAAACGTGCTGATGGGAAGCCTATCTGTGGTATCATTGCTGGTAGTTACTATCTTCACGATGAAGACTACATGGATCAACTGAGCAATCGTCATTGGCGGGGCTTGGTTGTGTTAAATGATGTTAAAGACGGCGGCTTTGATGAAATGCTGTTATCTATTGAATACTTGGAGCGTAAATATGGAAAACAAGTGTAATAACTGCTTCTATGCTTTGATGGATCGGGATACAGAAGCTCCTTGTCTGACCTGCACAGGCTACTCTAACTTTGTAAAAGGAGATTTGTATATGACAACTCACAAGACAAAACCATTACAGGAAGCTGTTGATGGGTGGTTTGGCAAGGATAACGGGATGCCCGCCGAGGATTTACTGTATGATCCTTTTATGTACGATACAGTGAGTAAGCCTAAGCACTATATGCTCTTCAAAGAACAAGGTATTGAAGTGCGAGATGTCCTTGAAAAGTTAGTGTATAAAATCAAAATGAGCACAGACAAAAATGTTCCTGATTGGGAGATGGTGCCTATGTTTGATTCTGATTACGTACAAATGATGCAATACCTAATGCGATTTATGGACAAGAATGGTGTGGAAGACCTGCGAAAAGCTAAGTGGTACTTAGACAAACTGATTGAAGCGTATGATGATGCTGAATCTAACATTTGAAGAACTTAAAGAGAAGCTTCAACGAGTTGATGAAGTCACGCTGTTGGAGTTGCTTAATATCCACAGCGATGACATCATTGAGCGCTTTGAAGACTACATTGAAGATAAACAAGAACAACTGATGAGAGAAATTTACTAATGCGTAACCTACTGACAAAGAAGACAACATACACCTTTGACTATCCAGAGGCTTTGGCCTTTGCGGATAAACAGAATGGTGTGTTCTGGACATTTGATGAGATTGATTTGGAAAAAGATGTACACTCAATTCTTACCGACTTTACTCCTGCTGAACGCCATGGTGTTACTAC